CTCTGGCCAACTAGGCAAAAAAGCCGGTTCCAATGCCGCTACCAAACGAACAATTATGCTTGCATTAAATGCCGATAAATTTCGCCAACACTTAAAGCTTGAAATATTGCAACATCAGTTAGAATACGGCGAATCGCTAGCTATCCGGTTAAATGGTACCAGTGATCTAGATTTCACAGATATTATTGCCAGTATGTCTGACGTGCAATTTTACGATTACACAAAAGTATATTCCCGTGTAATTAAAAATAAGCTGGCCAACTACGATTTAACATTTTCCGGTAGTGCTAACAATACCAAAAGCTTACAAATGACCGCGCGCGCAATTAGTGCCGGTTATCGAACTGTATTGGCCGTCAATACCGCAGAAAGCAAAGGCGAATACAAACTGCCTTCAAAATTGGGTGATATCCCTTTGATTAATATGGATGACACTGACGTGCGTTTTAAAGATGAGTCTAACGCTGTTGGAGTGTTGAAGCGTAAAGGATCAAATAAAAGCCAGCGCGCCGCAGATGAATTAAAGGATGGATTCTTTTTTAATCAGTCAAACATTAATAAACTGGCCGCTATGGTTTAAGGGGTGAGAAAATGAATTCAGCACTTAGGAAACAAATTTTATCAGATCGTCGGCGTGATCGTCGTAACGATATAATAGCAAGCGTGATCGGTTGGACAGTAACAATAATCGGCGGGGTAATTGGTGCCGCCTTATTCTACGCTGTAACTTTCACTTTCTTATCAATGGGAGCTTGAACAATGGAAAAATTCAAACAGTCAATTATAAACCTATGCGCCGCAATGTTCGCTTTAACTTTGGGATATATAATTATGGCCTCTATTTTCTACCTTGCATGGCGATTTTAACCCCCTAAAAACTCCCCTTTATAGCCCCTCAATTTGGGGCTTTTTTATTTACCCTATGCCATACCCCTACCCCTACCCCTAATCGCGCTAAAAAGTGCCTTAAAATGCGTTTAAATGGGGTTACAGATACCTTGCATTCTAGGATATAAACTCCCGATACGAAACCTGATCCGAAACCTGATCCGAAACCTGATCCGAAACCCAAACCACCTCGCAAGATTTAGCCCAATTTTTAAACCCTGCCAGTTGCAAAAATTCAACACTGCCAAACCCTGCCAGTAGTCATGGGGTAGAGCAAAAATTGAGATCAAAAAAAACCCCGCACTAGTAGGAGGGGCTAGTACGGGGTAAAGCGGAACAACTATGAAACTTACTACCAACATTTAGGCAAGTTACCCTGCCATGTCTTAGATTATACACACATATTGGGATGCTGCAATAGCAATTCCTCTTCATCTGGGGGTATAGCCAACTGCTCCTTATGGTCCTGGATCTCTAACCACAATTCATCAATCTCCTTTCTGGCTTTACCACTGGCACCATTTAGGGCAGCTTCCATAAGGTTGAATAGCTTTAACTTGTGGTCATACAGTCCGTACTCTTCTATCTCTTCAAACACTATCTGAATAAATGGGGTATCTTCAATCATTCGCCTAGCCTCTTCAGTTGAATTTTAATCTGCTCTCGCAGGTACTTTTTAAACTCTAACACTTCATCCATCTTAAACTTGGGCGGATTTCGGAATGCCAATCTGTTCATGGCCTTTACTCGCCTGACTCCGTACATATCCTCCATGTACATACGGTATCGCTCTCGAATCTTGGTGGTATTCATTCCCTTCCAGTTGCACGCGGCACACTGGGGGTGGATATTTTCTTCCCATAGCTTGAATCTCAGCACTTCTTTTCTTCCGTAAAAGTGGCCTCCTTGAGCTTCCTTGTAGTGCTTGATGACACCACAGGTCACGCACTCACAGAAGCCCAAGCTGTTGCTCGCCTTTAGACGAACGAGCTTTTGCAGTAGCACTGCTGCCTTCTCCACTTCCTGCTGTATTGTTGGCTTCTTCCTGGGCTTTCTGTTTGGATTCTTTAGCTTGCTCATTTTCCCTGACCTTTACGTACTCTGAGTTCCTCGGTACGCTGAGTCTAACACGCAACTTGTCATCTGCATATACAAGCACGCTGTGCATGAATTGAGCCATCTTAGCTTTACCCTTGGGGGTAGCATAGACCTGGCCCTCTATCGTCTCCCTGCCCACCTTTACAGCGTATGTACCAAGGAATTTATTCTTGAGCCACATTTTCCATGCTTCAGCGTCCGCTTCAGGTGCTTTCTTCTTCATCTTGTCGGCAATCTCCCTGCACCAAATGTTAAACAGGGCATCCTGACTGAGACTGGTGGGGTCAGTGAATGGCATCAGCTTGATAGCCAGTGGGGACTGGTAGTTCCACCCCCTAATCCTGGTCTCTAAGTGTCGTATTTTTGCATCAATCTCATTGGTCGAGCTGACTTTAACGTAGTCACCTTGGGTCATGTTTTATGCTCCACTCAAATGATTTGACTTGCCACCCAACGCGTCATCACGATTACTCATAAAGTGTAACCTCAGCTAAAACGTTATCACATTCATTAGCGGCATCGGCTTCCCCGGCACCATAAAGCAGCTCTTGGGCAACAGAAACCATATCCATGGCAGCCCGAATTGCCTCATGATCATCCATTAGCCCACTTTCCAGTGAAATATTTTCATTGGCGACCTGTATGTTTGCGTACTTACTTGATCCGGTTGATAGTGTTGTAAAATTCATAGCGCAATCCTCAAATATTTTTGTGAAAGTTTGTCCGCTTCACTTTCACAGCGCACAATGATGTGAGTACCCCATTCTTCTCTGGGCTTCTTCTCACCGTTTGCCCACATATGGCAGTCACTGGCTTCACTTGCACCTCTCAGTCGACCACGCATACTGTGGCTAACAATGCCCACCGCTGCTCCCAACTCCTTGTAGGTGTAGGTCTTACCCTTCACTAGCCCCAAGTCTTCACGATCACCGATCCACTTTATCTGCTTGGCCTTACATTTCAGATTCTTTCTGGCATCTGCGATGGTATGGGTTCTTTCAAACTTTCTTTTTGCTGTAGTCATTGTGTTCTCCTAGATTGTATTAATCTGCCCAACTGGTATCGGTTAGGCTTTCAGTTATTTCGCGACCTCTCAGGCCACTGGGTTTTTGTTTAACAGGTCTGCTCTGCTTTTCCTTTTGCTTCTCCCTTTCCTTCCTAGTCCAAGTCCTGATAGCAGACTTCCAACACTTCATCTTGTTCTTGCCAATCATCCATCCCTTGCTCTCATAGAAATCAAGAAAGCCTTGTGGATCAATGTTAGCTCCTGTCCGATTACACTGATCGACCACCTCAGTTAAAGTGGGTGGAGTGAAACGACCCTTATTCTTTGTATTATTAGATGTAGTATTAAGTGTATTATTATCCTTAAACTTTTCTATGGGAGGGTCATCAACTTTTGTAGGGGAGGGTTGAAACTTTTCTAGGGTACCCTCCTCTACTTTTAGAGGGGAGGTATTAAACTTTTCTATGGTAGGGGTATCAGCCATCTGAATGTAGCGGTGCTTGACCTGCTTAGTGCCAGGAACATACTCCAGCTGCATATTGATATACCCACACTCACTGAGATTCTTGATCCACTTGCTGATGGACTGTACAGATACTTCATACAACTCAGCAAAGTATCTATTGGATGCCCAGCAGTATCCCTTCTCATTGCATAGAGCAGTGATCTCACCATAGAGCAACTTAGCATTAGCGTTTAGCCTTTTATCATACCTGACGCTGGCAGGTATCATTGCGTAGTAGCCCTTCTTCTCCATCTTATTCACCAGCCGCCACAAATTCAGACAGCTTGATGTTCAGAGCTTCTGATATACGGATCATGGTATCGAGAGAAGGCTTGCGGTGACGGTTCATGATGAGGCTAACAGTAGCAGGACATAGCAGTGTGAGTCGTGAGAACTCGATGTGGCTCATGCCATGCAGGTTTAGGTAGTAGCTTATTGCTTTAACAGTATCCATTTTGTTTCTCGTTTTGGTTAGTGAAGTGACACAGTAACAGATGTTAATTTAATTTGCAAATAACTATTGACACAAAAATAACATGGTAGTATTGTGTCAACTCAAACAACAGGAGAGCAATATGTACTATCGAGATGAAGACCCAAACCGCACTGCCAGTCCAGACGAATGCTTCAATAGCTTTATGAGTGACATTACTGGTGGCAGATCAGATAATGTTGATGACCTAGACTTCTATGAGAAGCGCCCCATCATGCCAGAGCCTAGCCAATACGAGAAAGAACAAGAAGCTATCCGTATGGCAGAGCATAAGAAGCAGGTCGATTACTTTATGAGAGCGCAGATCAACCAGTACGCCAGAAGTAGTGAGCAGCGTGATGCTATGTTAAAGCAGCATGGACTAGAGGCAGAATAATGGATAAGGATATTGAATACCTAAACGACCTGGATCGCGGTGATTACGATTGCCGCAAAGGTCATCCCCATAAAGAAGGTCAGTCACACGCCTATGACATTGGATATGGTGCCCGCTATATCCTTGAACAAATGCAATCAGCAGGAGAATTTAACTAATGAGCAATAATAAATCCGTATGGGCAACACTGTCCGCAATCGACTGTTCAGCTAAAGTAGAACAGAAAGGAAAGCTAACCTACCTATCATGGGCATGGGCATGGCAGACTCTGATGGAGCACTACCCTGACTCAACCTATGAGTATTCAGAGCCTTGTTCAATTAGCAACGATACTGTTGAGGTACATGTTTCTGTGACAGTGCAGGGCGTGACTCACTCTATGTGGCTGCCAGTAATGGATAACCGCAATAAGGCTATCGTCAACCCCACTACTCGTGACATCAGTGATGCTCGTATGCGATGCCTAGTAAAGTGTATTGCCATGTTCGGCCTGGGTATCTACATCTATGCCGGTGAAGACCTGCCAGAGTCCACCAAGACTGAGGTAGTAAGTGAAGAGCAAGCCGCTGAGATAAAGGCAATGCTTGAGCTAAGTAAGGCAGACGTTAAGCAGTTCCTGAAGTACTTCAAGACAGACTCTGTGGATAATATGCTGGCAGTACACCACACCAGAGCTATTGCCGCACTACAGGCCAAAGTAAAATGATCATCTTAAACGATGAGCAGGGTTCCCCTGAGTGGCTTGCCTCAAGACTGGGCAGGCCATCAGCCTCAATGTTTGGGAAGCTAGTGACTGGTACTGGTAAGCCCTCCAGTTCAGCAGAGTCCTACATCAACGAGATGATTGCTGAGAGATTGACTGGTCGCAGCAAGCCCTTCTTCACCAACGAACACATGGAGAGAGGTACAGCGCTGGAGCCAGAAGCTAGGGAAGCCTATGAGTTCATCACTGACTTTGAAGTTGTTGAGACAGGCTTCATCCTGGATGACAGTGAAGAGTTTGGCTGTAGTCCTGATGGCTTAGTTGGAGAGCAGGGCGGTCTTGAGCTAAAATGTCCATCTGATTCGGTACACGTTAGCTACCTGAGAGCAGGTAAAGTGCCAGCAAAGTATTACCAGCAAGTGCAGGGATGTATGTGGATAACTGGGAGAGATTGGTGGGACTTCATGTCTTACCACCCAGAAATGCCACACCTGCTAGTAAGAGCAAGACGCAATGAGAAGTTTATTGAAGCAATGGCCGAGCAAGTTCTGGCCGCAGTAGAAACCATAACAACAGAGACGGAGAGATTAGTATGAAAGTTGGATTAAGCATTAAGTTAGATGTAACAAAGATCGACAAAGAGCGACTGTTTGAGGGTGCTAAGGGTACATACCTTGACCTGACTACCTTCATTGATACTGCCGAGCAAGACCAGTACGAGAACAATGGCTTTGTATCTCAGTCAACAAGTGCCGAGGAACGTGAGCAGGGTGTCAAGACTCCAATCCTAGGTAACGTGAAAGTGTTCTTCACTGATGGTGAGGCTCCTGCTAAAGCTGCCGCTCCTGTGGATGAAGACATTCCATTCTAATGCAAGATGATGAGACCTAAAAGTTACAAGATAGTTGAGATGGCTGTCGATCAGGGCATAGGGTTTGGATTGAACAGAGCGTTCAAGCATACAGATGAACCTACCAGAGAGCAGATACACGCTGAAGTGGAGCGAGAAATAATGTTGGCACTCTCTGAATACTTTGAGTTTGATATACCATTAATGATATGAAATTAATCAATATGTATCATTATATATCATCAACGATAGCCGGTATAATCCGCCCCTCTACAAACTACTGGGGTTTCATCGTGACTATCGCAATCATCGTTGTAAT